ATGAATCTTCTTGTTGGAAGGGAAAACCCGAAGGGGGTTTTCTGGAGCTTCATCTTCTTTGAACGGAGAACGATTGACAAATCCCTGCCAGTTGAAAGACTGATCCTTCCAGTGAGCCCCACCAATCTTTCGGAGCCGTGAGTGCTCCTGCAAATCGCCATTATCCTTTGCCTCTTTCGCATCACTGTATATAGCACTAACGACTGCGGCAATAGGACATTTTTCGTTGAAGATGTACATCTCGCGACATGGAGCCTTGAACTTTACAGTGTATCCCTCATTCTCGGGATCATCAAATTCCATGGGGAGAAGAATTTTATGTGAATAAAAATTCTGAGTGTACTTGTCAATGTAGGGGACGAAACGAATGACGCTTGGTTCCATTTCTCCAGCATTCCAGTGGATGTACATGGAATCGTCTGTTTCGTATTTTGGTTTGCGCTCTTCTTCACTTTTGCGCAGTCGATCTAAAAAACTACCCATAACGGTTTTCTCCTAAGTTCTATCTAAATTTTAAATGTTCTATTAAGTTTTATAATGGTTCACGATCCGGTATGCCCAAATCCACCTTCGCCTCGGTCAGTATCCGACAACTCGTCAACGTATTCGATGACTGGTAGCCAGACTGGCTTTAAGACTAACTGAGCGATTCGGTCTCCTGGCCTAACCCAAAACTTCTTAGTTGAAGTGTTGTGCAGGATGACTTTTATCTCGCCTCGATAGTCAGAGTCGATAGTGCCTGGAGAATTCGTCACCGCGATACCACTCTTGGCAGCTAAGCCAGACCGTGGTCTAACTTGTCCCTCCCAATATAGGGGTAATTCGATGTGAATTCCAGTAGGTATTACCTCTCGTTCACCCATTCTATTTAGGCAAATCTGCTTTTCAATGCACGCGAAAAGATCGATTCCAGCACTGCCTTCTGTCGCTGGTTTCAGGTCGATATCCATTTGTGGATTGATCATTTTAAGGAACTTGAATTCGCGGGTTAGCATCACCTTTAGAGGTACATTACCACCCTGATTGAATGAGTTTTGGATATCCATGAAAGATTTGGAGATTGCCCCCAAAGTGTCTACGGCTTTGGTTGTTTCTTCCTCGACAATCCTTTCTATGCCCTTCTCTACGAATTCTTTCTCTTGGGCAATAGTTGTGATTGTCTCCCCGGTTTCTTCCTCTCCGGCGTATTCAAAAACCAAATCTCGCTTTTCGCTTTCAGTCATTATTGTTCCTCATATTGGATCCGTATTTCACTGGACCCAACATGAGAACATTTTAGGAAGGAATCAAGATCAATCCCAAAGAATTGGAGGCATAGGGAGATTCATGGGACTATCAGGATCTTCTATCTCGAAATTTTCATCCAGATTCGTTGATAGCCTATCATCTAGTTCGATTTCATGGTAACGAAGTTCGTCAATGAGATGACACATAATGACACAGGACATGACCATATCATCTTTGGATCCTTCTTTAGCTGCCCAGGTTGGCCCTCTTTTCACGAACGTCTTCAACTGAGAAGCCAACCATTCAGATTTGATTCCAAAAATGTTCTTTTCTAGCAACTGTTTGAATTCGACAGAATATCTTTTCTTAGTAGCCAGGGTGGTCAACAATCCCCGGAATGGGTTGACCCTGGTTTCATATCCTGGTGTTCCTCTGACATTGCTACTTGTCTGAGTGGCATCAATTAGGTATCCAGGGAAGTTTCTTTCATCCGCAGTCTCGATTGTTTGTAAGATTCCAATTCCTAAACCATTTCGTTCCACAGAATAGTAGATATCCATACTGCCTCTATGTTCGTCAAAGTCTTGCTGAAGCATATAAATCCTAAGAAGCACTCTACGTAGCATTCGGGTTTGTTCCGTTTGGTCTACGGTGTTGTCATTCCATTCTGCTACTTGCTTCAGAGAGGGCAATTCCCACACCTGAATCACTGCATCATCCAGCCCTGCCCCGTCAGAGGGGTCCATAGCCACTGCATAAGCCGTGTTCGGCTTTATTTCCTCATACCACCTACAACCCCATCTATCAACATATCGTGGCTTACAGACGATGTGACGAAGCACAGCGAGCTTCTGCGAGGATATCAGTGTTTCATCCCCGGAGATGAAGGCGCATTCAAACTCTCGCTCCCATTCTTCTTCGGAGACCCCGGAGACCAAAACATCCATTCGGAAGTCGTCGCCTCGCATTCCGCCTCTCTTGTAGTCTGGGGTCTTTGTCCAGTGGGAGAAGAATCCCACAAATCCTTCGGTTGCCCTTTCTACGTCAGTCACGATGGGAAGTTTTAGTGTGGCTCTTTTGAATTTTTCTTGTGCTTGCCGATCTTCGAAGAGAACTTCATATTCTTCCTTTTTCACACCATCTTCCGTTTGCAACATCTTTTCAGAATATGCATCAATCCATTGGTCAGATGTTTTGTGCATTCTACAAGAGAACCAGATTTGAGCAAATTTGTCTTCGTCAGTATTGGGAGTGCTCGTAATAATACAGTCACCACCAGCGGACAAGGTTGGAAAAAGTGCAGCCCAGAAATCACTGGCTTTTCCTGGATCAACGAATGCAAACTCATCAACATATACGAGAGAAATGGACTTACCTCGACCAGACTTCTTGGTGGTTGCTGCTGCTTTAATCTTACTACCATTATCAAACACTTTGGATTTGATATTGTCTATCTTGACTCCTGGCTTGAGCCACCAGGGAAGTTCCTCATATGCGAACCAAAGCCTCTCCATGATTTCTAGGGCTCCTTCCAATTGGTAGGATACTACTAGAAGATTTTGATTGTTTCTGAAACACGCTCTCCAGAGAAGGTAAGCGGCTGCGGTTGTCGTTTTCCCGGTCTGTCGTGGCATCATAGCTACAACACGGTCATGATTATGGTATACCTTGATAAGGTTTTCTTGATAGCCGTGGAGATTAAAATCGATAGGACCCAAATCAGGATGTTCGATCCTGACATATTTTTCAATGAAATATACGGGGTCTGTTTCGCAGATAAGGATCTCTGCCATTTGCTGTGGGGTGAATTCTTGTCTGAAACCGGCAGGCTTGATCTTTCCGCCTTCGCTCTCAGGCTCGTAAGCACGAATAGCCATAACTATCCTCCGTTAACCTTGTGCAGATTCTGGGTCATCCGCGAGAAGTTTTTGGGAGTCTAATTTATACTTATTTGCTACCTGAGTTATTGCTTTCGAACGGGCATCTGTTTCGTCCATAGACTTAACAATCACATGATATTCTTTACCAGTATCCTGGTCTAGAACTGTGACTTCTCTAGGTATTGGAGCAGCCAATTCTACAATATGTGTAAACCTGAAATCGCGGTCTGAATCAATCAATCTCAAAGACTTTTCATTAATAACCTCAAGCGTTCCTCCACCAGAACTTGTCATTTCCGGCAAGAAGACGTGGCTATCAGGAAGATTCTTAAATGGGCCATTGATGTGAAGAATGCTATCATTTCTCTTAAATCGTTCTACCAGATAAAATCCCTTGAGTCGGGACTGACCGGTTACTTCTTTAAGTGCTGTGTGGGATGTGACGAAGGACTCTGTTAGCACTGGCTCAACATTGTGCTGACTAATATCTTCCTCTCGTTCCTTACGATCCTGCTCAAGTTCCTTGAAAAAATCACCAAGACGCTTGTTCCCAGCCAATTTTTGTGCTTCATCGGGGGATGTAGGATTATCGGATGTTGCACCCCAATCCTTAGCATTCTGAACCAATGTCTTATAGTCCTCCGAATCGGATACATCCTCATCATCATCGCTGTTATCAAGCTGTTTAGAGGATTCACCCTTCTGGTGAACTATGATATATTCATTGTTGATATGGGTAAACAGAGCAATTTTCTCTACAGCCGTTTGGTTTGGTATTGATGTACCAAGAACGACTGTAATAGTGTATACGCCAGACCATGGCTCGTTGATAAACCCGTTCTCATCATTAGCTAATGGAGGTACATAGGTCCCCTTCTTGATTTCCCGAAGGTCATACGGAAGCAGTGAGAGACGGATAAAATCCATGACATCAGACTGATGGATATTTCTGATAGAACGAACGTAATAGGTATATTCTTGGTCCTGTTCTACAAGTAGTGCTCGAAAACTTTTACCCATGATTGGTTTTCCTTGATATTCTACAGTATTTACTCGCCATTCGATTCTTCTATACCCTCGCCATTCTTGGCTTTATCCATAAGTTTTCGAAGTTCTTCTCTAGAACCGAAGAAATTGTAGTTTGTGGTCATTTTTCCAGCAACGCCCCTGGTCTTGACAAAAGCCTGTT